CTTGGTGTCGGAGATTGTAAAAGTCTTTCCTAAGACAACAACCTTCTTCTTGCCACCTTTTTCTATTCTGTGTGATATGTTTAGTAATTCTCTTGCTTCGTCCATGGTGAGTTAAAAAGAAAGGGGTTGTTAGCCCCTTTCAGTTAATGATTAGGAGTATGCGATTGCACCGTCAACGAACATAACCGTTTTAAGGTCTGTGGTGTCGATGTTTTCTGCGTTCACACGAACCATGATTCCGGCAACTTTATCTTGCATGGCGAGGGAAGATACAATCTTAGCCTTCGGAACGACAATCGCACGGTTCTTGGTTTCGTTTACAATCATAATCGGCTTCTCTACAATGGTGGACTTGTGCATCGCACCAGTAATGGTAGAACCGACGGCAAAAGCGTCTCCAGCGGTGAAGGTGTCTGATACAACCTCTGCGTTCATCAGAGCCTGTAACATCTCTTTAGATGTAGAAGGTACGAAGAACTCAAAGCCGAATGTTCCGTTTTCAACGGTAGTGTAGTACGAAATACCCTGCTCGTTTTTCAGAGGGGTCAGGGTAGGATCGTCACCTGTGAAGTTGGTACTGTCAAGGTGGATGTCTCCAAGTGATTTGGGGGTAGCCAAAGTGGAGAGCTTGGCAGCTGCGTAGTTTGCGGGCTTATCAAAAACGATGATGTCACCCTGACCTACGAAAAAGCTACCTACTGTGTCAATTTTTCCAATAGCCATAGTTATGCTTTATTAAATGTTATGTTTATTAATTTAGAACTGTACCCCTCATAGATACCCCCACCGTTGTACACGACATTGTTGGGGTCGAGGGAAAAGGTATATCCGTCTTTATGAATTACTGCGCCATTCTCGAAAAGCCCATCGAAAGTGGCGAGGATGATTTTCTCCCTGACGGTGTTTCTTCCACCTGTAGTCAGCAGTTTCACGTTGATAGATAAAAGCACATATCCCTGCACCAAGCCCATTTTGGTCAGGTTGGTTTTCAACCCGCCATTCTGTCGCAGTTCAATGTATTCGGCTGGCAACCCACTTGTAGGTTTGTCGCCAGTATAGATTTTCTGTGTCACTCCGTAGTCGGTGAGGACTTGTTTCAAAACGCCAGTAGGGTTAATGTCGGACAACTTCATGATTTCCTCCCGTATAGTTTTACTATTTCATCGAGAATAAGCTCGAACTCAGTAGATAGCATGTCGGTGAAGAACCCACTGTTTCTTGCGCTGCTGTCAACATCTTCCGCATAGGGCATTGACGAGAACAGAACGATGTGGTCTCCGTTTCCGTAGTTGCTCATGCCCGTGTTAAGAACGTGGTCTATCATGTCTTCACCCCATATCGCCACCCAGTTGATTATCCGTGGCTCTTTCGCCTTTCGTGGCATTACAAACTTCTTCAGTGTTCCGCTGCGATATACCCCGACGCCCGTACTGTCTTTCAAGTTGTGGGTGTCAACGGGGATCACGTCCGAACTTTCGATATACCTTATCACGGCCTCTGCCGTATCGACAAGTATATTTTCAGTCAACATGTCTATATCCCTGTAGAACTCCTTAAAGTCAATTTGTGCCATCTTTCAACCATATACAGGTGTCGTTCAACTCGGGGAAATCAGCGTCGTAGATAGCCTCCCAATCCTTTACAGTGTATGTTGTCACCCTCCCGTTCCATGTGGTAACCGTAACCTTGTCGTTAATCTCGAAGATCACATTGTTCACTGGAATGAAAAGTATCGGTTCGTGTTCGAACTGGAAGCCATCGTATCTGGTCTGCCCTGATATTTCCAGCAGACATACACCGTTATACAATTCGGTGAAAGTCTCAACACCGTTGCTGTCCACTTCGCCCGTAGAGCGACCTATAACACATGAATCCGGATAATCCACCATCGTCAATCCCCTCTTAAATGGACAAACCGTGCGGACGAGGAGACGGAGGCGCTTTCACCCCACTTGGCGTAGAGATGGTTAGCCATTTCCCTGAACGCACGTCTGTCATATACCCCAAACTGGTAGGTGCGCTCACTCACGCTCCTATTTCCTTTTTGAACCCTTCTACCGCCGCCAGAGACAGCGTTGGCAAGAATCATATAGAGGTCGGCTTGTACCAAGTCTATGCTCTTCTCGTCAACGCTCTCTAATGGTGTGTCAGCGGAGACACCTCTCCGAGTGAGGACAGCAAGGATGTTCGCATCCGAAAATGTGAAATCAAAACTGCCCTTTAAAAACTCGGAAATAGTCATATCATCAAGAGTTAGCGGTTACTTTCAAATTCCACATGTACTTGGGCTTGTCAGGTACAACCAAAGCAGTCATCTCAGTTTCGATGCGCTGTTCTTTCAACAAGGTCTTGTACTCGTAAGACATGAGCAGGCGACCACCGTAGTAGTCGGCATATATGCCTTGCGGATCAACCTTTATCGGAACAACGGAAAGGATTTCTCCAATCTGACCGTCGGGAACAAGCGCCCACACATCGGGAGCGAAAGATCTAACGTCAGTGCCAGCTACAGCCTTTTTAGCCTTGTCGTACTTGTCAACACGAGAGAGACTGTCGATAACCTTGATTGGGAATCCGATGATTGCTTCGAGAGCTGCCTTTCTACCCTCTTCGCCGGCGTTCTTTGCAACGTTTGAAGCGATAGTGTCTGAAGCGGCTGCCGGGAACATGTGATAACCGATAGCCTTGACAACAGATGTCTGTGCAAGGGTTTTCTTGAATGTCAGCTTGTCAACCTCGAAGTGAAAGGCGGAGCCTTTTTCTTCTGCTGCGGCAGCAAGAGCTTTCAAGTCGGCAATCGGGTCGGCAGCCGAACCTTCGGCGTAACTACCACTGTTATCATACCACCAACGTGCGGTTCCGGTCTTTCCAACCTTGTTTGCATCCGGAATGGTTGCCGAAAATACGGTTGCCTTGAATCCGCCGGCGTTGTTGTTTTCGGTCAACTCCAGCTTGCCAGTCGACACCATCTGGTGTCTCTGATAAGTAAGGGAGTTGGTGTGGGCATCAATCAGCTTCTTTACCGCTCCGAGCAGGGTGCGTTGAGCGTTAACCCCGAAATCCTGCTGGATAGAATTAAGAATAAGCTGTTGGCGATATTGGTTTTCGTCGAATGCGGCGTACTTTTTCATTCTCGGTATCTTTCCCTTGGAGAGAGACTCGCCCTCGAAAGAGATTGGGGTACCGGGAGAGTTCAGGTCAACGTATGTTGCCATAGCATTGATACTGTACTCTTTTTCCAGTTGTTCGAACGAGAATCCGGGCTGCATGGGAGCAAACGTGAATCCTGATGTGTCCAGCTTGTTGTACTGGTCTTTAAACGTGTCAATGAATGCTTGCAGGGTGTAGGAATCAGAACTACCCGCTGCCATAGCTAAAATGTCATAAAATGATTTTTCTCCTGTCCACATAGCTTAGATTCCTTTCTCAAATTTAATTCCAACGTATTCCAAATGTCTCTTATAGACTGCTGGAACAGCGGGTATCCTATCTTCAAAGACACGCCCTTCGTCGATGATAGCACCAGTTCCGACGGTGTCGCCATCTTCCTTTACAACATCATGCCACAATAATCCGGCGGGAACAGCCGTTTCTTTAACTACGGCACCCGTCCCGGCCTTATCGGCTTCCGCATAGATAGTCCCTGCGGCGGCAGTTCCGAGGGCATTAGCCACAATAGTAATAGTGTGAGTTCCGTCACCGTTATCAACAGCGGCAGAATAAGCAACACCAGTTCCAGTTCCTGCAATTGCTGAAGGAACTACAATCACGTTTCCACCAGTGGCAACAAGAGGGGCAGCCCCGTAAAGGATTGCCTCGGTGTCCGTAGCCTCCAATGTTTCCACCAGCTCATAGAAATAAATAGGCTTGATGGTTCCGCCAGCGGCATCGAGAGCCACGGGAACGCCAGCGGGAATGACGGTTCCCACCGCAAGCGAAGAGAAGCCATCAATGCTGCCTCCGCCATGCTTTACACCCGAAACCTCCGACCACACCTGAACAGGCGCTTTGGAGGTATAGGTTTTTTGTCCGTAAGTATTAAAACTCATAATCAATCAATTTTTAATGTTAGTTAATCATTTCTGCTTGTGCATCAAGCTCCGCCCTTAGTGCGTCGAATGTCGGCTTCTTGTCTCTGGGTTCTCCCTTTTCGGGTACAATCCCGAACTTGCCAGCCGTCCTCGCAGCTTTCTCGATGAATGTAGCTTCTGCGTTTTCCTGACCGAAGTCAAAACCGTCCGCTGCAACTTCGAGCACGTTCTGCGGGTAGATGTTAGCCTTTGCAAAGGCACTTTTCCGCACCTGTTCGGCAGTCCTGCGCTTGTCCTCTTCCGCAAATCGCTGGTCGTAGCTCTCGAATTTCTGCATGAGTGATTTTACCCATTTGGGCTCGTCATCATCCTGAGGTTCTTCCTCTTTCTTCGGTTCGTCCTTAGGAGCGGGCTTTGCCTCCTTGGCTTTCCTGAGAGCATCTGCTACGTCTTTTCTCACGTTTCCTGCGATTGTATTGAAAACAGGGTCTGCAATTTTGAGGAAGTCCTCCACGGATGTTTCCTCTGTCACAATAGGCATCAGGGTTTCCAACACCTCGTTTATTGTTCGTTCACTGATTTGCGAGTTTTTCGCATACTTTTCCCTGAGGCTTTCAAGGATTTCCGTTTTCTGAATCATACTTTTA